TGATGCGCTGACTAAATACTTGAGTGAGAGAACCAACTGTAGTGTTGTACGTTGTCCGACCGCAGAAGGCGACGACATCATAGCTCGCTGGATCGCACTACATCCCCAAGATGAACACGTAGTAATTTCAAGTGACACTGACTTTGTTCAATTAGTAGCACCCAACGTCAAGCAGTACAACGGAATCACCGACGAATTAATCACTGTTGAAGGAATCTTCGATGCCAAGGGCAAGCCAGTCATCGACAAGAAAACCAAAGAGCCCAAGCAGATACCCGATCCAGCATGGCTCCTGTTCGAGAAGTGCATGCGTGGCGACTCGTCGGACAATGTGTTCTCAGCCTTTCCTGGTGTTCGCACCAAGGGAACCAAAAACCGGGTTGGCCTACAGGAAGCCTTTGAGGACAAGTTACGGAAAGGCTATGCCTGGAATAACCTGATGCTACAGCGTTGGACCGATCCAGATGGTGTAGAGCACCGTGTGTTGGATGATTATGAACGCAACAGGACCTTGATTGATTTGACAGCACAGCCAGAAGACATCAAGGCCACAGTTGATGCGGCCATACGTGAACAGATCAGTCACAAGGATGTGGGACAAGTAGGAGTGAGATTCATGCAGTTTTGTGGCAAGTATGAACTCAACAAGTGCAGTGAGTCGGCTGAAAGTTTTGGGCGATGGATGAATGAAACATACAAAGGAGTACTCAATGACCATAGTAGCTAAACCTGTGATAGACAAACAGTTTTGGATCCTGCAAGAAAACAATCGCAAGATTGGCAACGTGGAAGCCTGTGCAGGCGGATATCAGGTGAGAATCAACAATCAGGTCGAACAGTTCAGGACCATTCGCATGTTGCAAAAACAGATCAACATTGAATTTGAGCATGCTCATAAACTGGCCAAGCCACGTGTGGGCAACCAAGTACACGGATATTCCACTGCTGGTCGTGCCTACAATGGAATATGGAATGTTCCCAGCAAATTACCATTGTACACCAAAACTGCCAAAAGCAAAAGTTGGTATGCTGCTGGTTGGTATCAACTCAAGACTGGTCGTCATTGGGAGATCATACAAGATCCCAAACTTATTTTATTACAACGCTATCCATATCATGGACCGTTCTACACCGAGGAGGCTGCCAGTGAGCATTCACCTGCAAAAGTTTGTTGATCGAGTGCGTGGCTTTGAAGCTCGTGGTGCCCGAGAGTTTACCATGAGCATACAAGACGCCAAGGATCTGCATGCAGATATCACTCGTTTGTTAATAGATCTACAAAATCTTCGTGAAGCTGCGGCCAAACAAAGCACCAACGATCAAGTAATTACTGTGAAAATGGAAGGTGGTTCATTTTAAATATACATATATTTTAGCATAAATAAATGTATGAGTAGACCCAAGCCACATGTGTTGGCCGAATTAGCCAACAAAAGTACCTATAAAGTTGAACAAGTTTTGGCCAGCGAAGGAATCTGGGCAGTGTTCTATGACAGCCATCCCATCAACTTGAAAACTGCCAATCTCTTGGTGCAGTATCCTGGGCCCAAATACAAAAAGGTCAGCTTTTCAAATCCTGGGCATGCCAAGAACCTGGCACGCAAACTCAACACGCAGTTCAAGACCGACAAGTTCACAGTGGTACTGTTAAAAAGTGGCGATCAGATTTATCCATGATTTTTTTGATCATAGGGTGTAGTTGGGGTGTACCCAATTACTTTGGACCACCCGGTGATCCACCAGAAACACATTCAGAATCATTGTTGACACAGGCTGGGCATACAGTTTTTAACTGTGCCAAGAACAGCGGCAGCAATCTGGAATCCATAGAGCGTGCCCAAGATTTTTTACAAGGCAAAACTATTTCACACCCGGCCTTTAATAATCAGTATCAACCGGTGTATGATCAGCGACCCATAGATTGGATTTTGTGGTTCCAAACGGAATTCATAAGAGATGAGACAAGATTTCGCTCACGCATGAACATGATACATGCCATTGCCGATCATACCTATGTACAAGCCAAAAAACTGGTGGCAACAACTGGGGCTCGACTGGCCTTGATAGGTGGTAACAGTGATGTGCATCCTTGTTACAGCCAGTATTTGACTCCAGATTATTTTGTGGCCAGCTGGAGCTCACGCATATTAAAACTACCAGTTTTCGCCGCGGGCATGGCAGATCCAGAACTAGAATTTAAATACATCAACAACGAACTGGAATTACAGAAACTAAAAAGAGTCAGCGATCAATTTCCAGATCGCAGCCATCCAGGTGGCGGAGCTCATGCAGAATTGATCCAGGATTTTTTATCATGCGTGACAAGAAAAAACTCACCGAAGACCTAATAAAACTTCTGCCCGAAGAGCAACGTATCAGCGTGGAAAGTGCCATACCCTCCTGGTGGTTTAATCTTAGAAAAAATGGTGGCATGAGGTTGACCGCTGTGGGCTATCATACCTTTGTAGAAGATCTCAAACTGGAACACTACAGTTACCCCATAGACAATCCCATGCTTTTCAACCAACAGACCATACTGGATTTGGATCGCAAAATGCAGATGCCCTACTACATACACGCTGCCAAAGGTGTGCCAAAAAAGATCATGTTTTTTGGCAGCCGCGAAGCGGTCATGGCCAATCTCTACGGCAATCTGCAACAGTTTCTTGACAACTATCAGCCCTGATGTTATACTGTAAATCAGGGCCTTTAGCTTAATGGTAAAGCAATCGACTCATAATCGATGGAGTGAAAGTTCAATTCTTTCAAGGCCCACCAACTAAATATCTATACTATGGAACAAGCCAAACGACCCGTAGAACGCTATTACTACTCCGAAGACGAGTGGGCAAGACTGGGCTGTGGCCCGTTGCCGCCCGAGCGAGATCGTGCAAATCAATTGCAAAATGTGATGGCCAAAGGCAATCCTCCAATTGACGGCAAGGCAGTAAAAGGTTATAATTAGCATGTGGTTGATATTTTTTGGCCTGTTGGCCATTGTTGTAGTGTATGGTATAATGTGGCTTAACGATCACCAGGATGAACAATAACATGGAACAGGATTACAGTTTTGCCATTGGTATTGTAATTGTGACTGTGGTATTTTTATTGGTTTTATTTTAGTTTCCAATTTTGACCAAAATTGGTGGTGGGTCGGATCTGGTTGACACATAAATAGGTGTGTCGTATAATAACGATATTGTTGTAATTCCTTCGTAGCAAAGGCATTGTGGACCCGGGGGCAGAGCCCGGCATCTCCACCAGAAAGTATACTGTTTAGGTGTTAATGTTTGATCTAGTCAATTGAACATCCTATGCTGAAAACAGGATTAAAGGTTCCGACCGCCTGTGACTAGGGTTCCTCAGTATACTTTCTAATGGGGATGAATTAGTTTCGACATGGTGAGATAGCGAAAGAGGCAACACATCAGCAACGATGTAAAAAGAAGAAAACTTATAACTGCAAACGCAGCTAATGACGAGACCTTTGCCTTAGCGGCATGATCTCCGGGGCAACTATGCCTTGTTACCAAAAATAGTAATAGGCTCTTCGGAGCCTATTTTTTAACTATACAAAATTTTTCCACTACATATTCACATGTTACTGACACAATGGTCCCCGGGCGAATCACAAAAAAAAGTTGTACGCACCCATGGTTATTGGATCGAATACAGCAACGGTCAGCGACATCTTGACATGTTGGCCGGAAACAGTGCATTTGTTTTGGGCTACAACGACACAGATATCTTACAGGCCATGCATGAGAATCCAGTGAATTATCTGCGCGGTACTTCGGGAGATTCTTGTGAGTCCAACGATGAATTGATCAAACTTGTTTGTGATGCAGGCCATTGGTCCGGACTGTGCTGGGCTGTGAGCGGCAGTGATGCTGTAGAAGCCGCTGTGGCCATGAATGACAGCTATTGGACTTGGCAAAATGAACACCGGTTCAAAATTCTTTCGTTGACTCCAGGTTATCACGGAGCCACCATGTTGGCCAAACATCTACAAGGAGCATACACATATCTTGATCGCGCTGTTACAGTTCCAGGACCGCAATGGACTCACGTCCAGCAACAGGCCGAAGCCGAGGCCCAAGCACTGTGCCGTATACAACAAGCCTTGCAGGATCATAAGGACATTGGTTGTGTGCTTTTTGAAACTGTGCCCTGGATTGGCAGATTGACACCTTACAGCTCCAACTGGTGGCACTCACTGAGACAATTGTGTGATCAATACGGTGTGTTGATGATCAATGACGATGTGGCCTTTTGTTGGGGCAAGCTGGGACATCTTTTTGGTTATCAAGCGCATGGTGTACAGCCTGACATCGTGGCCATTGGCAAGGCTCTCACTGCCGGTTACAGCCCTCTTGGTGCGGCGGTGTGCAATCAACGTGTGCATGATATTTTACAGACTCGCAGTTGGACACATGGCCATACATGGTCTCCCAACATGTGGGGAGTGTCGGCGGCTTTGGCGGCCACAAAAAAAATCCAACGGCTCATGCCACAGGCTGATCAAATCCAACAACGCCTGCAGAGCATTGGCAACAAATTGAATCTCACTCATCGTGGTCAAGGACTGGCCATCTGTTATGATTTTGCTCATGACATTTCCTGGGCCGATCAAAGCCAAGTGGGTCTGGCCAACAACATTGAGGAACACCATGCTGTCAAAGTGTTTGCACCATTGATCGCTGACGATGAATATTTTGAACATTTGGAATTGGGCCTGACCATCCTAGTAGATAAATTTGGTGGTTCATAAACTGGTTAGTTTACTCTAAATACCAGCAAAAACCCTGTAATTTTTGCAAAGCATCAGCGAAACCCACTAAATAATTAGTTGGGCAATCGCTCAGCATTCTTTTAAAAGGAAACTTCAAGCATGAAAAAACTATTAGCAACTTTAGTGTTGTCTCTTGGTGTAGCCACTGTGGCACAAGCTCAGAGTTC